GGAAGAATATATCTTAACAGAAGAAGAACTAGCAAAATGGAAAACAGGTGATGAAGACCTTCAACAAGAAATTATAGATGATGCAGATTGGGACCTGGTAAGAGATAAACCGATTGATGATTACGGTGACGTAGAATTTAAAGAAAACGACTAATATGGCAGAAGTAATAAAACACGCATTAGGGCTTTGTGGAGAGCACTTTCATCCAAATATTTGGACACTTCTTTTAGGAGGGGTAGGAATATCCACTATATTTTCGTATGTTCGATTATATATAAAATGTAAATTTAAACAAGCGTTAGCCTATACGCAAAATACCTGGCAAAAATTAAATAAATAAATTATGGCACATTGTGTAGTTAGTTTAAGTGGTGGAATGGATAGCAGCACCCTATTGTTAAGAGCTATCGAAAAGTATGATTCTGTAACAGCTATATCCTTTGACTACGGTCAAAAACATAGAGTAGAGCTAGAAAGAGCTCAACAATTAGTTGATTATATCAATGAAAATTGCCCAACAGATGAAAATTGTTTTAATGGATGTACAGTTAATTACCGTCAAATTAAATTAGATGGATTAGTAGATTTACTAGATTCAGCTTTAGTTCAAGGAGGAGATGATGTACCAGAAGGACATTATGAACAAGATAATATGAAAGAAACAGTTGTTCCTAATAGAAACAAAATGTTTGCTTCAATTACTCAAGCAGTAGCATTATCTGTAGCAAATAGAACAGAAGATGTTTGTGATATTGCTTTAGGTATCCATGCTGGTGATCATGCAGTTTACCCTGATTGTAGACAAGAATTTAGAGATGCAGATGATGCAGCTTTTAGAATTGGAAATTGGGATGCAGATAGAGTAGGTTACTTTACACCTTATTTAGATACTGATAAATTTGGTATCCTACAGGATGGAGAAAAGTTATGTGAAATTTTAGGTATTGATTTTGATGAAGTTTATTCTAGAACTAACACTTCTTATAAACCACTTAAAGTTTATAGTAGACCTGAAACTAATGCATACGAATGGTACAGTGATTATAAATCAGCTTCTAGTGTTGAACGTATTGAAGCATTTATTAAATTAGGAAGACCTGATCCTGTTGGTTATGCAGATGAAACTGGAGTAGTTGATTATGAAGTAGCAAAATCTCATGTCGAAAAAGTGCTTGCTGAATACGTATAGTAACATATATGTAATTATAATTTAACAATCTAGTAATGAACAACGAACAACAAAACGGTAACACACAGTTAAATCAAGACAGAAATGCTTTCAATCAGAAAGTAAGTAGATTAGCTATGTTAGGTCAGACCAAAAAAGTACAATGGTCTGATAGACGTAGATGGAGAAACGTCTAAAGGGTAGGGGAATTAGCTCAGCTGGCTAGAGCGCCTGCCTTGCACGCAGGAGGTCATCGGTTCGACTCCGATATTCTCCACAGTGTCCCTTGGTGTAATTGGCAACACGTCTGGTTTTGGTCCAGAAGAGTATAGGTTCGACCCCTGTAGGGACAACAAAAGTTATAATATGAAAAGTTTTTTAAAATTTCTTATAATTTGGATTAGTCAAAATTTAGCAATTCCTTTTTGGGTTGTAGGACATATCCATTTATCTATCCATAATTTTCACGATTTAGTAGAAATTGGGGCATCCATAGGAATGAATTTAATAGTAGCAATTGGATTTTTTATAGATTATAAAGAAAATGGAAGTAATTAGGAAATTAGAAATAAGTTTCGTATATTTAGTATAATAATAAATTAGAAAACATGGCAAAAATTATTTATTTTACAGCTCCTTGGTGTGGACCTTGTAAAGCACTAGGTCCAGTAATGGACAAGTTAAGTTTAGAAATTCCTATTCATAAAGTAAATATTGACAATGATATGGAAAAAGCAGCTCATTATTCTGTTAGATCAGTCCCAACTTTAATTAAAGTAGATGATAGTAATAATGAGATAAAGAGAACAGTTGGTAATCAGTCAAGGGAAGACATATTAAATTGGTATAATGGGTAAATTTCAATCAAGTAAAGTATTTGACGGTTTTAGTACAGTGTTTCGTCAATGGAAAGCAACAACAACACACTGTAGATTTGTACATGGTTATGGTATTTCCTTTAAAGTATATTTTGAAGGTGAATTAGATGAAAGGAATTGGGTTTGGGATTTTGGTGGAATGAAAAGAGCTAAAACTCTAATTGATGGTAAATCTCCTAAAGCATGGATGGATTATATGTTTGATCATACTATGATTATAGCAGAAGATGATCCTGAATTAAAAGCATTTCAACAAATGGACAAAGCAGGTGTAGCACAAGTAAGAGTAATTCCAGCTACTGGCGCAGAGAAATTTGCTGAATATATTTATCACAAATTAAATGATTTTGTTAAAACTGAAACTGATAACAGAGTAAGAGTTATTAAAGTTAAGTTTGCAGAACACGGTAAAAACGCTGCTTATTACAGCGAATAAGTTATAATAGTGAATGAAAAACCACTTAAAAAAATTAACAATATGCACAAACAATTGAAACGTATTGAGGATTACGATAAAAACCTCCCTATTGTAGAAATTTACACTGCAGTACAATCAGAAGGCTCAAGAGCAGGATACCCAACAGTAGTTATTAGAACAACAGGATGCACCCACAGATGCTATTTTGGCGAAGGTGGATGGTGTGATAGTTGGTATACAAGTATCCACCCAGAAAAAGGTCATTTTAACTTTAAAGATATTATTGCCATGTATGAGAAAAACCCTCATATAAAGGAAATGATGTTGACTGGAGGTTCACCTACTATGCATGCTGCTTTAGTAAATGAATTAACACACTTCGCACATGAAAACGATATATTCATTACTATTGAAACTGAAGGATCACATTTCCTTCCTACTGATTATCCTATTAATCTCCTGTCAATTTCTCCTAAGTTTAGTAATAGCGTCCCCGTTGTTGGTACTCTTACTCCTCAAGGAAAAGTTACAGATGAAAAAATGGTAAAACAACATAATAAGTTAAGACTTAATTATGATGCAATTAAACAATCAATAGCTTATCACTCTGATTATCATATTAAACCAGTATGGGATGGTAAAGATCAAGATGCATTAGCTGAAATTATGGATTGTTTAGCTCAATTAGAGGTTAAATCAGAAAAAGTTTGGTTTATGCCTGCTGGTGATTCAAGGGAAGCTTTATTTAAATCATATCCAGTATTATTTGATTGGGTAAGGGATAATGGTTATAGAATGACTTGGAGACCACATATTATTGCGTTTGAAGATAAGCGAGAAGTATAGTGGATAAGCAAGAAGCCCTTCGTATATTAGATGATATAAAAGAAAATGTAAATGTCTGTTGTGCCATTACTATGGAACCAGACGAAGTATTAGTATTAATAGATAAATTAGAAAGTTATATAAATGAGCAATAGAAGAAAAATTCACCAAGAATTAGAAGTTGTACAAGAAGGTTATGCAAATGGTGTAGCACCAGGATTTCCTTTTAGCGATGCAGAAAAAAAAGACATGATAGTAAAAGCAGCCCATAAATTTGGTTTGTTTTTAGATGAATTAAAATGTGATTGGAGACAAGATCCAAATTCAGCAGATACTCCTATGCGAGTAGCTAAAGCCTATGTTAATGATTTATGGGCAGGTAGATATACTGAAATGTCACCTATAACATCCTTTCCTTCGGATGGATATGATGGAATCATTATTGAAAGAAATATTCCTCTTACCTCAATGTGTTCACACCACCACCAAACAATTGGAGGTGTAGTTCATATTGGTTATATAGCAGGTGATGAAGGTAGAGTAATTGGTTTATCTAAATTAAATAGAATTGTTGAATTATTTGGTCGTAGAGGAGCAATACAAGAACAATTAACATCAGCTATCCATAATGCAGTATGTAAAATTACTGAAGGTAATAAAGGTGTAATTGTTACTATAGTTGGAACACATAATTGTGTTAGCTGTAGAGGAGTTAAACATCAAGGAGCAGCAATGGTTACTACTAAAGCATCAGGTGTATTTAGAGAAAATGATAATTTAGCAAGAAAAGAATTTTTTGATAGTCTGAAGATTAATAACGGAGGACATAATATATAAAATATGGCATTAGTAAACGAAGAAGAAAACAAAATGTACTTAAGTTGGGATGATGTAAATGGTCTTGTTAACAACTTATGTGACAAAATTAGACACGACCAAATTAATATAGATTCAGTTCATGGTATTCCCAGAGGTGGATTAATTCCAGCAGTATTAATATCACATAAACTAGGTTTACCTTATGTAGGTGCAGTAGGAAAGAATACATTAGTAGTTGATGATATATGTGATTCTGGAGTTACATTAGAAAAAGGTCCTGGAGTTTATACAGCAGTATTACATTATAAACCACATACATCTTGTTTTCAACCTAATTTGTGGGCTGAATTACATGAAAGAGATGAATGGGTTATTTACCCTTGGGAAACTAAAGATTCACTTCCAATTCAAGATTATTTAGCTAATGATGCTAAAAAAGAAAGAGATGCATTAGAGGAATATTATAAAAGTGATGAATGGTTAGAATTTGCTGAAATGCAAGATGCTGCTATTTCGGATCTTGATAAAAGAGAAGGAATTCATCTTGTTGCAGGTATGTCAAATGACAAAGAAGGATCATTTATGAAATTCCAAAATAAAATAAAAAATAAAAAGTTATGAGCAAGCAGCTAAAATTAAAATTTAAAGATGAAGAGCTACCTGTATGGGTTAATGAAGTACCCTTTGTTTCTGAAGTAGAAACATTTAATGCCACATTTGGCAAACCAAATAATTATGAACCAACTATACCAGAAAAAAAAGAATGGAAATTTGTTTACGACTTTATACTTGAAGAACTCGAAGAATATAGAGAGGCTTGCGAACGAGGAGACATTGTGGAAGTTTTGGACGCTTTGTGCGACATTACTTATGTTTCCCTTGGGAACGGTGCTATGTTACATGGTCTTAAGGATAAGGTATGGCCAGCATATCTCGAGGTACAAGGAAGTAATATGTCAAAAGCTTGTAAAACTGAAGAAGAGGCCATACTCACCGTCAGCCAAAGAAGTAAGGAACAAGGTGAGGCCTGCCATTTTGAGAAACTTGAGGAAGGACGGTACATTGTCTATAGATCAAGGGATAAGAAAGTAATGAAATCAATTAATTATTATAGACCAGATTTGAGTAAGTTTTTTACTCAGGATGAAATAGAAAAATGTTTACCCAATGCCGACCCCGAAACAATTATCTAAAGAACAATGGGAACAGGTTGATAAATCACTAGAATTTATTTATCTTAATACCGACAAGTGTTGTCAAGATTTATGTGAGGGGCAGTTATGTAAATTTGAAGTTGAAGAATTAATGGAAATATTATCACAGATAAGACCAAATGAGTTATAAAAAATGTTTTGCAAAAAGTTTAGGGAAAAACAAATTCAAAATCCACCTTTGGGATGAAGCAGGTTACGATGAAATAGAATGGTGGAACCCAGCTTATGTTGAAGATCCAGATGGTGAATTTACTGGAATTAATGGAGAAAAACTAAGCAAAACATATAAGTGGGATAAAAATACTTCAAATATACATTTTCATGATATGAAACCATATCAAAAGTTCCTTATCGAAAGATATGGTACTGATGATACTCCTTCTACTGGTCATAGAGAAGTATTTTTTGATATTGAGTGTGAAATCGGGGGCGCTTTGACCGAAGATTATATTGAAAGTGCCCCGATGCCTATTACCTCTATTGCTTGGTGGGATAAAACACCTAATACTTGGCACATTTTAATTCTTGATAAGAAAAACCAACTTAAACATACTAAAGCAAAAAACAAAGAAATTATACCTTGTAGAACAGAAAATGAATTATTAGGTAAATTTATTGAGCATATCAGAGATATCGATCCAGATATTTTAATTGGTTATAATTCAGATTATTTTGATATTCCTTATTTGTATTATAGAATGTGTAATACTATTGGAGAGGATTTTGCTAAACATTTATCACCTATTGGAGTAGTAAATTGTAAAAAGGGTAATCAATATTGGTATAAGCGTAATCAATTTGTAGAAATTGTAGGAGTTGAATCACTTGATTATATTCGTTTACATAAAAAATATAGCTGGAAAGATGAACCAAGCTGGAAATTAGATGCTATTGGAGAAAAGTATGTTGGTATGGGTAAGGTTGAATATGAAGGTAATTTAGATCAATTATTTGAAACTGATATCCATAAATTTATTCAATATAACTTTGTTGATGTTGAAATACTTCAAAAATTAGATGAAAAATTACAATATATTGCTTTAACTAAAAACCTATCACATAAAGGTAAGCACAATTATAGTGAAGTATATGCTAATACAGTATCACAAGATGGAGCGATTTCAGCTTACTTATTAAGTAAAAATATTATACCACCAAGAAGAGATGAACATCCAATTCATAAAAAGAATTATGCTGGTGGTTACCTTTTTTGCCCCAAAGCAGGACTATACAAGTATATGTTTGATGAAGATTTAACATCACTGTATCCATCTATAATAATGTCAATTAACATAGGTAAAGAAACACTCAAGGGTCGCATCATAGATTCAGATGACCGTAATAATAGATTGGCACTTAACGATTTAAAAGAACGTGATCCTGAAGAAGAATTATTAGTAGAAAACAAACACCGAAGACAAGCTTATGTTCCTGTTAAGAAACTAATTCAAATGATTGAAGAAAATAATTTAGCTATTTCAGCTAATGGTGTATTTTTTGAAACAGATAGAGAATCAGTATTATCTACTATTCTTAAGAAATGGTTTGAAGAGCGTGTTATTTATAAAGGACGTATGAAAAAAGCTTATAAAGCTGGAGATACAGAAGCAGGTGAATATAATCATTTAATGCAATACACAATGAAAATTTTGCTTAATAGTTTATATGGAGCAACAGCATTAGGTAGTTTTAGATATGGTAACGTAATATTATCAGAAGCTATTACATTATCAGGTCAAAGAATTATTCAAGAAAGTGCTTTATGTGCCAATAGGCATATGAATAAAGTAATTAAAAACAAAATCAAACTACAAATATGACATTAAAAAAACAATCTATAAGAAACAACATGACAGTTTATGCAGACAATGAACTAATTACAAAGGATGAGCTAATTAAAGTAAGTGAAACCTGGTCTGAAAATCAAGAAAAAATGTTCCGAAAATGTTTAAAACAAGGAGTATTTAGATTTAAAATAAAAGGTGTTACTTATAAGATTGATTTAAAAGAAAGAGAAGATATTAACTCAAAAGGAGAAAAACCACAAACAGTACCCAAATTACCTGGGGAACGCACATTTTAAAATGAAAATAGAAGTATCAAATGGTGAATTACTAGATAGAATTTCAATTTTAGAAATTAAAAAATTGAATATGGTGGATCCTGAGAATTTAGCTAATGTAGAATTAGAATTTGCAAGTCTAAATCCAGGTGTTGTAGATTTATTTACTAAAAATGGTAAAGAAATTAAGGTATTATTTTTGGAGTTGTCAAAAGTAAATCGTATGTTATGGGATCTGGAAAACAGAGTTAGAGATAAAAGTATTACAGATAAAGAATTTAGGAAAGCATCATTAATGATATTTGAATATAATGAAGTTAGAAATCAATTAAAAAATGATATTAATATTATTTCAGGTTCAAATTTTAAAGATATAAAAGAATATAGATGAAACATATAGAAGATACTCCTTGGTGGATTTGTGATAAGGATGATGTTAATTATTGTGCTTATGTAGACACTGATTCAAATTATTTTAATGCTGAACCTATACTAAAATATTTGTATCCTGATTTTGAATCTTTTGATGATAAGAAAAAAGATGATATTTTAGAAAAAGTAGCACTTAAATATCAAGATATTATAAATGATGATTATGATAGATTAGCTCGTGAAGCATTTAATGTAACTGAACATAGGTTAGAAATGAAAACAGAATGTGTTATTCGTTCAGCCTATTTTAGAGCTACTAGACGTTATGCTCAATGGATTACTAAGCAAGAAGGTATTGAAAAAGAATCTTTAGATATTAAAGGTTTAGAATTTATGAAAGCAAATTTCCCACCTATATTAGGAGATTTCTTCAATGATATTTTACAACAAGTATTAAAGGGTGAACAGAAAGATAGTGTATTAGAACAAATTAAAGTATTTAAAAAACAGATATTAGGAGGTGATATTCCACTAACAAAACTAGGCAACCCAACATCAGTAAAAAAGTTAGATAAGTACTCTGGTACTAAAGCAAGAGCAGGTGAAATGTTTACTGAAATATTAAAAGGAGCTCCAGCACCAGTTAGAGCAGCAATTCGATATAATGATTTATTAAGATTATGGAGTTTAGATAGAAAACATAACTTAATTACTCAAGCCGATAAAGTAAAATGGATTTATTTAAAAGATAACCCATATAAAATAGAAGCATTAGCATTCTTTGATTATGACATGCCATCAAAAATTCAAGATTTCCTTGATATTTATGCTGACAGACAAAAAGTATTTGAATCAATTTTATTAAACAAATTAGAAGGATTTTTTAACGATTTAGAATGGAGTTTAGATTTAAACCCTCATATAAATGCATTATCTTCCTTTGAAATTTAAAAAAACTTACGTATATTGAATAATATGGAATTTAAGAAGAGAGATTACTGGAAAACAACAAAATGGCCTACTATGGAATTTACAACTTCTATTTCGCCTAAGGGTTGTGTTGTAAATTGTGCCTTTTGCCCTCAAAGAACTTTAGAGAAAATTTATCATGCTCACAAGGGTCAACCTAAAACCTTATCACTAGCTAGATTTATTCAAATTGTAGATAAATTACCTAAAGAAGTAAGAGTTACATTTTCTGGGTTTACTGAACCTTGGTTAAATAAAGAATGTACTAAAATGATGCAGTATGCTAATTACAAAGGACACCCTTTATCTGCATTTTCAACAGGAGTAGGAATGACATTAGATGATGTTGAAGCAGTTAAAGATATACCTTGGACTAAAGGACCAAATGGTGGATTTTGTTTACATATCCCAGATGCTGAACGAATAGCTGAACATCCCTTAAGTGATAGGTTATATAAAGTATTTGAAAAATTTAAAGAATATGAAAATGATATTCAAGCATTTTATGTAATGAGTATGGGTGAACCTCATGACTGTGTAAAAGAATTATGGCCTAATCCTGTTATACCTAATTTTTGGGATAGAGCAGGTAATTTAGTAGGTGAAGCAACTATTAAACCAGCATTAGATAAAATTAAAGATAGAGTTAACCATGCACCTAAAAAAGGACCTAGTACTTGTGGTTGTATTGAACACCTTTATCATAATGTTGTTTTGCCTAACGGAGATGTTTCATTATGTTGTATGGATTATAGTTTAGAAAAAATATTAGGTAATTTATTCGTTGACGAATATGATGATATAATGCCTGCACCTTTATCTACATTTGATATGTGTGGTAGATGTGAAAATGGTGTTAGTCCAAGTGATAAAATTAGAAATAAAAATATTATTATATGATAAGTAAAAATGTTTTACAAAGTGTTATAGCAAAGTATTATTTAAATGGATTAAATAATCAGGTTAAATGGAGAATTAAAGATAAAGCACTTACAATATATGCTGGTGAAAAAGGTAGAGTATGTAAGGTACATCTAAATGATTTTGATATCGAAGATAGTGAATTAGGTATATTTGATACTGATAAATTATCAAAACTGTTATCTATTACTAGTGGTGAATTATCTTTATCATTAGAAAAAATTAAATCAGTGTATACTAAAATGCATATCGCAGATTTAAATTTTGATTTAACATATTCATTAGCTGATATTTTAATTTTAGGCAAAACAACATGGTATGAAGATCCTGAAACATGGGAAATTGATATTGACTTACAAATGGAAGATGTTGACCATTTAATTAAAGCAAAAAACGCATTATCTGATGTCAATAATATGTTAATTACAACAACACAAGATTTTGACGATAATAATATATGTGAATTTGTATTTGGTGATAACACCGGATTTTCAAATAAAATAACATATCAATTAAATGGTGATATTAAAGAAGATAATTTATCCATCCCATTTGATTCAGATATTTTCAAATCAATACTTAACTCAAATAAAGATATGAGTAAAGGTAATTTAAAATTATCAAATAAAGGAATGATAAAATTAACGTTTAACTCAGACGACATAGAAAGCGTCTATTATATAGCAAGAAATGAATAAAGACTTTAACGCAATTGAAAAAGAAAGAAAAAATCTGGCAAAAATGCCTGATCAACAAAAACACCAAATTATTAGTTTTATTAAATCAGGAGTTAGAATATTAGGCTATTGCTTTATACCATTTAACCTAATTACAGCAACTATTATTTTAGTTTTAAGTGAAGTAATTGGTATTTTAGAAGAAATGGTATAGTGGGACGATTCAACAAATTAATAGCAGCATTTGGTAATATGCCTTCAATACTTGAAGGGATAAAAAACCGAGTGTTTACTAGAGATGATGTTGAAGAAATAGCCAAAATTAGAGGCCACATTTGTGAGAAATGTTCTCAATTTGATACAATAGGACATAGCTGTGCCGTTCCAGGTACAGCACCTTGTTGTGCCAATTGTGGTTGTATATTAAATTTGAAAGTAAGATCAATGTCGGCTAGCTGCCCTGAAGGAAAATGGTCGGCATTTATGAGTAAAGAAGATGAAGAGGAGTTAAAAAATAGCTTGGATTAGCGACTTTTCTTTATTATTATATATGTATAACAAAATAACACGTAGCTAGGGCACGAGTTATGTTTTAAAATTAAATTAACCGAGAGCTTCGGCCTCACAAAACTAAATGATATGAGTACATTACAATTATTGGAAAGGCATTTAAGTCCTTTCGACATTCTTTTTAGAAACCACTTTAAATCTGATAGCACATTTCAACCAGCTTCAGATACAAAACAACCACACCCACTTAATATTTTCTTTGACGATAAAGGGCTTTATTTTGAAGTTGCCTGTACAGGACTAACTAAAAAAGACGTTGTCCTTGATATCGAAGGAGATATATTAAAAATCAGTTATAAGAAACCAGAAGATGAAAAATTCCATGAAGGAACTATTCATAATGGTTTGTCTAAAAAATCATTTGATTTAAGATATAAAATTGCCCCTAAATTTGATTTAGGACAAACTGATGCAGTTTTAACAAATGGTCTATTAGAAATTTTTATACCATTAGCTGAAGAAGCTAAACCAAAATCAATTAAAATTAAATAAAAGTTATTGCAAAAAAACGTGTCCTAGCAGTGTTTTTTTCGTATATTCCGGTCTAAACAAAATAATAGTTATATGGCAAGAAAACCAAATTCCTTAACACTTATTGAAGATCCAAGTATGGAACCTTTTTTCATCACTAAAGATGAACACTGCTACACAGTGAATAAAAGAATTACCTCAAATGCTGATCATTTTAGATCAACAGGTAAGAGTAAAACTTATACTAAAGCACTAACATTCCATGCTGATTTTGGGACTGCATTAGAAAGAATTACTAAAGAGCAGTTACATACAAAAGAACACTTTAAAACATTAAGTGACTTTTTAGATTATTATACTAAAATTGAAACTAACATTAAAAATTATTTAAATGAAAAAGCTTGAAGCATTATTCGATGCGGTTATCGTTAAACCAGTAGAAAACGAAGAAACACTATATGGGAATATCATTGTTCCTGATATGGGTAAAGAAAAAAATGAATTTGGGGAAGTAGTTGCTGTTGGATTTGGTAGATATACCTTAAATGGCAATTTAATCCCAATGCAATTAAAAGTAGGAGATTTGGTAGTATTACCAACTCAAGGTTTTACAAAATTACCATTTGATGGTGAAGAATATTATGTTGGACCTGAAAATCAAGTACTAGCTAAAGTTCAACAAACAGTTGAAGGTATTTTAGCTGAAACTGAAGTAACAGATGAAGATAAATCAAACTTAACTGAATTATAAAAAATGGAAAACGAAATTAAATTTGGCAAACATGCCAGAAAAGACATGATGAAAGGTATCAATAAATTAGCTGATGCCGTAGTATCAACATTAGGACCAAATGGTAGGAATGTAGTTATATTTAAAGGAGTAGCTGAAGCACCACAATCAACTAAAGATGGTGTTACTGTAGCTCAAAATATTTTACTAGATGATCCAAGTGAAGAATTAGGTGTACTTTTAATTAAACAAGCTGCAGTTAAGACAGCTCAAAAAGCAGGTGATGGTACAACAACATCAACCCTATTAGCTCGTGAATTAATTAAAAATGGACTAGATGCATTAGAAAGAAATGAAAATGCAGTTCAAATTAAAAGAGATATTGACTCCACAGTTAAACAAGTTGTTGAAAATCTAAAATCAAACATATCAGAAGATATATCTGAGGAAGGACAATTAGAACAAGTAGCTACTATATCAGCTAATAATGACATTGAAACTGGAAAATTAATTGCTCAAGCAATTGATAAAGTAGGATTAGAAGGAGTAGTACATATTGAAGAATCAAAAACTGGAGACACTTATCTTGAAACAGTAGAAGGTATGCAGTTCGATAGAGGGTTTAAATCACCATACTTTGTAACTGATAATAACACAATGCAATGTGTTTTAGAAAATCCTGCTATCTTAATTCTAGACCAAAAATTAAATTCAGTTAAGGAATTATTACCTATTTTAGAAGCAGTATCATCACAAGGTAAATCACTATTGATTATTGCTGAAGATATTGATAATGAAGCTTTAGCTACTTTAATTGTTAATAAGATGAGAGGTACAGTTAGTGTATGTGCGGTAAAAGCTCCTGATTTTGGAGACCGTAGATCATTGATTTTAGAAGATATTGCTATCACAACTGGTGGTGTAGTATTTGATAAGAAAAAAGGAATGAAGTTAGATAAATTTAGCTGGGAATGGTTTGGAGAAGCTAGAACAGCAACAATTGGAAAAGAAACAACAACAATAGTAGATGGAAAAGGAGGAATTGAACAAATTGAAGCACGTATTGAAGAATTACAATCGCAAATCGAAAAAGCGACAACCCCGTATGAAACAGAACAACTCCAAAACAGACTGGCAAAATTCGTCGGAGGAGTAGCAATCGTGCATGTAGGTGGAAACACTGAAACTGAAATGAGAGAGAAGAAAGATAGAGTTGATGATGCATTACATGCAACTAAAGCAGCTATTGAAGAAGGAATTGTACCAGGAGGTGGAACAGCATTGTTATACGCTTCTAATGGTATTAAAGCTGATTCTACAGGTGCTAAAATTGTAGTAGAAGCTTGTGCCAAACCATTTAATCAAATTTTGATTAATGCTGGTTATGATGAAGTTAAAGGACAAGTTTTAGCAGATAAACTATGTAATTCAGGTAATGATGCTTGGGCAGGGTTTAATATAAAAACCGAAGAAACAGTTAATATGAGAGATGCAGGTATTATTGATCCAACTAAAGTAACTAGGTTGGCACTTGAAAATGCAGCATCAATTGCAGGTACTGTTTTATTGACTGAATGTACATTAACTCAGGATAAACAAAGTTTTGCTGAGAGAATGAATCTATTAAAAGGTGGATTGAATGGGCAAGCTAGTGAACATGCCCAAACTTTCTAGTAAATAATTAGGATATTTATAATAAATTAATTATATTATAGACATGAAACAGAACACACAACCCAAAGTAAAAGTAATAGAGAACGCAACTCTAATTGCTCGTAGAGTACCACCTGGTGATAAATGGCAATTAATTGCTAATGCACCAGATGGTCCTGTACACAAATCATTAACTGATACGCTTGAAGCGTATATGACTAAAACCGGATTTAGAGGTGAATATAGATTAGCACCATTAAAAAGTGAATTATATGCTATATTAACTACTGAGAAGGAAATTGAACCTGTAAAAGAACAACGTTATTCAATATATGGAGAATACTAATAGTTTACTTAACGAGAAGTACAGACCAATAACATTAGATAATTATGTTGGCAATGATAAATTAAAAACATCAATTGCAAGACAACTAGAACAAAATGATATTCAAAACTATTTATTTTATGGTCCTGCTGGTACAGGTAAAACAACGTTAGCCAAATTAATAACTAAAAATCTAGACTGTGATTACATTTATATTAACGCTTCTGACGAGCGTGGGATCGAAACTATTAGGGATAAAGTCTCTGGTTTCGCATCGGTTGCTTCATTTAAGCCCCTCAAGGTTGTTATCTTGGACGAGGCGGATTTTCTCACGATTCAAGCGCAAGCGTCACTCAGAAACATCATAGAAACATTTTCACGTACTACAAGATTCATTATGACTTGTAACTATATTGAACGTGTAATTGATCCTTTACAATCAAGGTGTCAAACAATTAAAGTATTACCTCCTACAAGGAAGGAGGTTGCAGTACATTTAGCTAGTATTTGTGATAAGGAAAGCATAAGTTATGAACCAACTGCCATTGGTAAAATTGTAAATAAGTTCTATCCGGACTTGAGGAAAATGCTTAACACTATCCAGACAAGTAATATTAAGAACAAACTAACATTGGATGATTCTTTACTTGTCAGTACTAGTTATTTGTCTGCTATTTTAGTTGAGTTAAAAAAAGATAAACCTAAATTTAACACTATTAGACAAATAATCGCTGACTCAAATGTTGATGATTATGAAGAAGCATTTAGGTTTTTATATGATAATGCTGACGAATATCTTCCTGGTAAGTCAGGTACAGCGGCTTTTCTAATTAATGAGCATCAATACAAAGCTAATTTTAGAATTGATAAAGAGATAAATATAATGAGTTTAATTAATAATTTAATAAATAATAAGTAAAAAATGGAAGCACCAAAACAACCAAACATTGATTTGAAATCAACTGAAGGGATGAAGAATTCTGAAGGTGGAAGTATCTTTAAATCAGGAGTTATTTTAAGAAAAATTTCTAAATTCGTAGCAGGAACAGACAACGATGCAATTATGCCTATTCCTATTTTCTATGATCCAACAACTAATAAAATATTAGGTGAAGGGTTACCACTAGAATTAAGAGATGAACTTAAAGATGAAATAGTATAATGAAAAATGTATTTGATTGGCTTAAACAAATTAATTCAATCAAATCTGAACCAGACTCCTTTTCTGATAAAGATTGGGATGTCTGGAACAGCTATATGGTTCATAGGTTTTTATCTATGAATCCTGACTATTTAGAATTAGTAAATGAGGCACAAAAAATAATGCCTCAGAATAAGAAAGAAATATATTCAATTTATAGAGAATATATTCCCAAAAATAATAAATGGAACAAGTATGTTAAATCATCGGTTAAAAAATCAAACCCTGAATTACTTGAACATTTAAGTCGTTATTGGGAATGTTCTAAAAATGAAGTAAAAGAATATATGACTCTGTTGGATACCAAACAAATCCGTCGTATATTGGAGACATTAGGATTTGAAAAAAAAGAAATAACTAAATTAATAAAATGAGCAAATTAGTAGAAATGTTACGTACGTCTGCAGAAGCAGATAAAGCCAAAGCACTTTTGTCACTTGAACTATTAGGTGATAAAGCAGCTGGTATTGGAGACCATTCAACTGAAGACTTTTATAAGAATGCTGAAGAAGCACTTGTTAAATTAGTCGACGCAGATGATAGACTAGAAGCCTTAGATAAGTATTATAATTCTAAGGGACTTCTACATGGGTGATTCAGTTAAAAAATACATGGAGACTTTAGAAGAAAGAATCAACAGCGGAGGCCATTTTGCTGCTAATGCTGTTCAACAATCAAAAGCTATGAGCGATAGAGAAATTATGAATTCAAAATACGGAAAAAATAAAAAAATAAAAGGATTTATTGAAGATGAAATAAATCAAACAATTACTATTTTTGAAGAAGAATATCCTGAATTATCTAAAGAATTTAAACAAATTCAAGAAGAAATGTATGAAATGTTTGCTCGCAAACATATGGATTATGGTTTAAATAATATAGCATTAGGTGGAGATATCCTTAATAATAAAGAGGATAAAACATTTTCACTTACTGGATTATGTATTAGACTTACAGATAAAATTTCACGTCTTAAAAACCTATTAATTAATGGTAGATCATTTGTTAAAGGTGAAGGTATGGAAGACACATTTATTGACATTGCCAATTATGGAATAATCGGTCTTTTAGTAGGTCGCGATAAATGGAAAAAATAGTTTGGCTAAAAAGGTTCCGCATATTGTAAGGGAGATTAGAAATAATCCTCCATCACCAATTAACTTCGCATTTCAGAAGAATATATCTTATTCTCAAATGTCGATCTTTAGGGGATGTCCTCATAGATGGAAATTACAATATAAAGATAAGATTAAAAAGTTTACTTCATCAATTCACACTGTATTTGGAACAGCAATACATGAATCAATGCAATATTATCTAGATTATGCTTATGATAAATCATTTGCAGCAGCAGATAGAGACATTGATATTACTGAGGATTTTAGAGGTAGATTTATAAGCGAATACCAAGCACAATATAAAAAGAATAATGACTCCCACTTTTCAGAAGCAACTGAAATGAGGGAGTTTTTTGAAGATGGGATTGCCATAATAGAATGGTTTAAGAAAAAACGTGCTAGATATTTCAGTAAAAAAGGAACATATTTAGTTGGTTGTGAATTACCAATTATAGTTGCGCCAAATAAAATGTATAATAACGTATTATACATGGGGTATTTAGATGTTGTCACATACAATGAAAACACAGAAACATTTAAAATAATCGATATTAAAACCAGTACTAAAGGTTGGAACGATTACGCTAAAAAAGATGAAGACAAACAGTATCAATTATTATTATATAAACAATTTTTTTCTGAACAGTATGGAATACCTTTAGATAAAATTGATATTGAATTCTTTATATTAAAAAGAAAAGTATTAGATATGGATGACGAAAATATTATGTCACCCTATCAAGCTTATAGAGTACAACAATTCACTCCTCCTAGTGGAAAAATTAAATTAGGTAGGGCAAAAAAGGCAGTAAATGATTTTGTAAATGAATGTTTTAACTCTAATGGTGATATTAAGGAAAAAATTTATCCTAAAACACCATCAAAATGGACTTGTAATTTCTGTCCATTTAAAGAAGAACAAGAATTATGTGGAGCAGGTCTAGACTTTGCGTAATTTGAGGAATATTCATATATGTATAGACAAATATAACGTTATTAAAAATAAAAATTATGGCACAAAAAGCAAAAATGACACTAACCAGTGTTAAAGTACAAAGTGATCTGTTTAACGATTTTAAAGTAGAATGTGTGAGGCGAAAATTCTCGTTCCAAAAACTTGCAGACCGTAGCTTGTTTTTGTATCTTACAGATGAAGATTTTAGAAAACAAATTACTAATCAAACAAATATTGAACTCTAAAAATAGATAACAAATGAATAAAAGTTTTAAACACCTTCCTCCTGATAAGAGGAAAAAAATCGTTTTAGTATGTGATGACATTAGAGTACACTCTGGTGTTGCAACAGTTGCAAAAGAAATAGTATCACATACCTGTCACCATTTTAACTGGGTAAATATAGGTGGAGCTATTAACCATCCAGATAAAGGTAAGGTATTAGATTTAGGACAAGCAACAGGAAAGGAAATTGGGATTGATGATGCTCAAGTTAAAATATACTGTGTAAATGGTTATGGTAAAGAAGATGAAATTAGACAGGTTTTAGAAATTGAAAAACCAGATGCCCTATTGTTATTTACAGACCCAAGATATTTTACTCACATTTTTAATTCTGAAGATGATATTAGAAAAAAATGTCCTATAGCTTATATTAATATTTGGGATGACTATCCAGCACCAAGATATAATCAAGCATATTACGAATCATGTGATTTATTAATGGGTATTTCAAAACAAACTAAAAATATTAATGAGCTAGTATTAGCTGATTGTGATAATAGTAAAAGGGTGTTTAAATATGTACCTCATGGTTTAAATCACAATCATTATTTCCCTATTACTAAAGATCATGATGACTATAAGGATATGAAAATCTTTAGAAATTCTGTTTTTAAAGGTGATGATGTTGATTATACATTATTCTTTAATTCAAGAAATATTAGACGTAAACAAATTCCAGATACAATGTTAGCGTTTAGACATTTTTTAGATCAATTACCAAAAGAAAAAGCGGATAAATGTAGAATGATACTACACACAGAAGTAGTAACAGATCATGGTACTGATTTAGAAGCAGTAAGAGAATATCTATTTGATGAAAAATATCCTAAAGCATGTATATTTTCAATTAATAAGTTAGATAGAAAACATTTAAATTACTTGTATAATATAGCAGATGCTCAAGTATTATTAACATCAAATGAAGGTTGGGGATTAACCCTTACAGAAGCTATGTTAGCGGGTACACCAATTATAGCTAATGTAACAGGTGGAATGCAAGATCAAATGAGATTTGTTGATGATAAAGGTAAATGGTTTGATCCATCACCTGAAGTACCATCCAACCACAGAGGCACATATAAAGAACATGGTGAATGGGCATTTCCAGTTTACCCAACAAGTAGATCAATTCAAGGTTCACCTCCAACACCATACATTTTTGATGATAGATGTAAGTGGGAAGATGCAGCTGAAAGATATATGGAAGTATATAATTTAAGTAAAGAAGAACGTAAAGCTAAAGGATTAAAAGGTAGAGAATGGGCTATAAGTGATGAAGCTGGATTTACAGCTGAAAGACAAGCCGAAAGGGTATTAGAAGCTTTTACTGAACTATTTAAAGTTTGGGAACCAAGAGAAGAATACGAAATTGTAAATGCAATTGAGTACAAAGGTAAAGTGTTAAATCATAAAATTATTTATTAATGAAAAAACCAAGTTTTTATATAAGTTGCCCATTTGACACATACAGTGGTTATGGGGCTAGAGCAAGAGATATTGTCAAGTCAATTATCGATTTAGATAAATATGATGTTAAATTATTAAGTCAAAGATGGGGTAATACACCATTTGGCTTTACTACAGATCATAAAGAATGGGAATATCTAAATGAACTTAGAGTGCAAGGTGTAGCTCAAGGACAAAAACCAGATATTTGGATGCAGATTACTATTCCAAGTGAATTCCAACCAGTAGGAAAATATAATATTGGATGTACAGCTGGAATTGAAAGTACAGGTTGTGATCATACCTGGATTGAAGGTTTAAACCGAATGGATATGAATTTCGTTTCATCAAAACACAGTAAAAAAGTATTTACTGAAGTTGGATTTGAACAAAGAGACCAACAAGGTAGAACTACAGGTCATGTTTTAAAATTAACTAAACCAATTGAAGTAGTATTTGAAGGGTATAATGAAGATGTTTATAAGTATTTACCTAAAGTTGACTTTGATTTAAGCGCTATTAAAGAATCGTTTTGTTATCTATTTGTAGGACATTGGATGCAAGGTGATATGGGTCATGATAGAAAAAATGTAGGATTAATGATTGATTATTTCTTCCAAACATTTAAAAATAAAAAATCAAGACCAGCTTTAATATTAAAAGCATCTACTGGTAGAAATAGTTATATGAGTAGAGAAGCTATACTTAATAAAATATCTAAGATTAAAAGACAATATGTAAATGATGATTTACCTAATGTTTATGTATTAAATGGTGGTCTTACTGATCAACAAATGAATGAGTTATATAATCACCCTAAAGTAAAAGCTATGGTTAGTTTTACTAAAGGTGAAGGATTTGGACGACCATTACAAGAATTTTGTTTATCAAAGAAACCACTAATAGTATCAGGATGGTCTGGTCATATGGATTTTGTTGAACCTGGATTAGCAATTGTATTAGGAGGTCAATTAGAAAAAGTACATGCCTCAGCCGCAAACCAATGGTTGAAAAAAGAATATGATTGGTTCCAAGTTAATCCTAAACAAGCTAAAGATGCATTAAAAAATGTATTTACTAACTATAAAAAATATGTTGGACCAGCTAAACAACAAGGACATTATATTAAAACAGAATTTAGTTTTACTAAAATGAAAGAATTAGTTGATAAGCTATTAGAAGATAACTTACCTGAATTTGCTAATGAATTAAAATTAAATTTACCTAGTATGGATACTCCATCACTAACAACTCCAACATTAAATAAAGTATAATGAAAGAACAATTTGATGAAATAATTGATTGTCCCAAATCAGGAGGTGATTTATGTTATAGAATCGAAGTAACACCTGAAATTACTAATTATTATAGTATATCTTGTGGTTTTTGGTCTAATAGTTTAATGACACCTGATCAGCAGTTTTATAAAGAACAATGGGCTGTATTGCCTGAAATTTATAAAGACTTAGCTTGGACAGATACTAAAACAGGACTTACATGGCTACCAAACACAGTTAATGTACCAGAATTAGGTATGGTTTATGCTGATGGTAAATCACATGAAGATGGAGATTGGGCTTGGGCAGCAGTTAAAGCAGTAAAATTAGATGAACCAATTGTAAATAAAGATGGTTCAAAAACAGAGTATAAACCAGATATGTCTTCATTAAAGCATTTTAAAGAACGTGACTACATGGATGCCTTATCGTATATTGGAGCATTACCAGAATAATATGAAAATAAGTTATGCAATAACAGTTTGTAATGAGATAGATGAGATAACTCGTTTATTAAATTTTCTTATAAAAGCAAAACGTAAAGAAGACGAAGTAGTTGTTTTATTTGATAAAAAAAATGGTACTGATGAAGTATGGGCTCGTATTTCTGAATTAAAAGGGGATCCATGTTGTACCTATCATTCTAAAGTATTTAAACACCATTTTGCTGATTGGAAAAACCAATTAACAGAATTATGTACTGGGGATTATATTTTCCAAATAGATGCTGATGAATTACCAAATGATTTATTAATAGAACATCTACCAAATATAATCAATAGCAATCCAGAAAATGAAGTGTTTCTAGTACCTAGAGTAAATACTGTATCTGGATTAACTCAAGAACATATTAATAAATGGAGGTGGAATGTAGATGAAGAAGATAGAGTTAATTGGCCTGATTATCAATGGCGTATTTGGAAAAATAAACCTGAAATTAAATGGAAAAATAAAGTACATGAAGTATTAACTGGTCATAAAACATATGCTTTACTACCAGCTATGCCTGAACTTGCTTTATATCATCCAAAAACAATTAAACGACAAGAAAAACAAAACAGCTATTACGATACTTTATGAGAATAATTTATAGAATATCAGATGCAGGTTATAGTAAAGTAAAACCTGATTATATTAATAATGAAAATTGTTTAGCAAATGCAGTTAAAGTATTTGATGATTGTGAATGGTCTATTATAGCAGATAATGTTTCTAAGGAAACTAGTGATATGATTGAAAAATATAAATCTAAAGATCATATTTTATATGTTAATAAAGGTAATGGTGCTGCTACATTTAATATTGCTTTA